ATTGTGCCGTTCGCGTTGCGCGCCCAGGGGTCTGCCGCGCGCACCGCAATCGCGGGGTCGGCGACGAAGGGCACGAAGACCGGCTCCTCGCGCACGATGCCCGCCTCCAGCTGCGCGGCTGCCGCGGCAAGCAGGGTGACAATCCAGGGGTCGACAGGCTGCGCGCCCTCTTCCTCCATCATGTCCGCCCAGTTGCGCGGATCATCGGCGATCCAGCGCGCGTTGGCAGGCAGCGCCGCCACAACGGCCTTGTGGCGCAGCTCCTTCGAGAGCGCGCAGCGCTCGTCGTTGCACGCCGTGCAGAGCATCTCGCACGCGCTAGCCCCGTCGCCGTCGTTAGACAGCTCGGTCGCCTGCGCACGCGGTGTGCTCTCGTCCTCGTCGCCGAAAGCGAGCGCGAAGAGGTTCTTCGACATTGTTGCTGGTGTGCGTGTGTGTCGAGGTGGGAAGAGGTGTGTGTGGGTCTCTTCTTGTCAACCAGAATAACCATCCCTCTTATTCAAATTTTTTATATATTTGAGTCTGCGCGCCATTTGCGTACTCTGTGCGCACAGAGATTTACTCTGTATTTCACTTCTCAAAAAAATTTGAAAGAGCCTCGTAGGGGTGTGCGCGCGCGCACCTGCGCGCCCCCTATGCGTATCTGGAAATGATCTGTGCGCTCAAATATAAAAAAAAATTGAATATAAAGGACCCTTAATTTGATTGATAAGAAGAGACCCACACACACTCTACCACCCACCCACCTACCCACACACCATGGCTACTGCACGCATCACCGCACTGGAGGAGCAGATGAAGGGCTTGGTCGCGCGCATCTCCGCTCTGGAGGCTGCGCCCGCCAAGAAGCCGCGCGCGAAGAAGGCGGCAGCTGCTGCGGGCGCGAGCGACGAGGAGAAGGAGCCGCAGACTCAGAGCGCCTGGATCGTTCACAGCTCGCGTGTCTCTGCGCTTCTGAAGGAGCACGAGGACGCGAAGAATGCGGTCGGCAAGGCGCGCCTTCCCTTCTGCTCGCGCCTGAAGGGCATCTGTAACGGTGACTACAAGTCGCTCACGGATGAGGCGATTCTGAAGGAGGCGCTCAGCTGGGTCGCGCCCGCCAAGAAGCCCGAGCCTGTTGCCGAGGAGTCTGCTGATGAGGAGCCTGCGCCCAAGGTGAAGGCTACGCCGGTCAAGAAGCCCACGCCTGTTGTCGCGCCTGCGGCGCCCAAGAAGGCGCCTAAGCCCTCTGCGAAGAACGCCTCTAAGAAGGCTGCAGGCGGCGGCAGCGACAGCGAGAACCCCTTCGATGACGTCTAGACGATAGCTCTTCTAAATAAAAAAAATAAAAGAACCGAATATCTAAAATAAAAGAGGTGCTGCGGCACTATCTTTTTTTTGTTCTTTTTATGTCTCTGCGCAGAGGAAATGTAAAATTTGAACTATGCCAGTACCCCGAATAGCGAGTACTACCTACATCCACTCTCCTAACACAGATCTCATCACAACAAGATGTCCATCTCCAGCACGCACCTCTTCTTCTGTATCACCGCTGATTGCGGGAATACCGCAGTCGCTGGAACCATGTGCCACGAGTGCGCATCATGGTCGGTGGCTTGCCCCGACTGTGGCGACACAGGTGCTACCGTTCTCGGTTCCAACTATTGCCACGAGTGCTACTCGCGCCGCAATCACCCGTGTAACGCTCCGCCTGCTGCTGACGGGTGGTGTCCTCGCTGCGAGATCTATACGGTTGTTCTGCCGAACCTCTGCTCTGAGTGCCAGCGGAAGTGCGACGACGTCTGCAGGTGCGATGGAGGCGATGAGCCGTGTGACCACTGCGCCAGATATCTCGCTGACGAGGCTGAATACGCTATCTGGTGCGGGGTAGATGAGTGCAATGAGTGTGATGATTGTGCTGCTCCTATTAAAGATGGGCGCATGACATGCCTCTGCTGGGCAGATGAGGAGGATCTCGCACGGATGGATCGTGACCTCGCCCTGCACCGCTACTAAGAGAAAAAAGACAAGAAACAAGACAAAAACAAAAGAGAAAAAGGTGCTAAGGCACCACCTCTTTTTTTAAATTTGAATTTTGCCTATAAGTAATTGTCAGTTATATCCAACAGAATCACCATGGAGGGCGCTTGTGGCAAGATTATCGAGACTGACGACAAGAGGGTAGTCATCAAGAAGGTATATCGACACAAAGGTCCTCATGTAAGAACCAGTTCACATCGTGCACCTGCGCAGTGTGCTTTACAGCAGTGGGCATCCAGTGTGCTAACTCCCAAGAATGGCTTCAAGCAGCTCTTCGTTCCTCGCGCCTGGGCTCCAGAAGCACATCAGTATACTATGGAGCGTATAGACTGCCTGGTGCCTGTAAAGCACAGTGAAGTCGCAAGCGAACTAAAGATGTTCTATGCTCGTGCTGCTGCCGAGAGCATCTTTCCTTGTGACTACGAACTCTACCGTCAGACAAATGGACGCGTAGCTATGATTGACTTCGACAAGTTCGCAGAGTGGCGTACAGACGGCTCAGTCCTCTTTCCATGGGGACTTGTCATTGAGCATCCAGAGCTCCCCTTTTAAAAAATTTGAAAAATAAACACTCCCCTTTTTTAATGTATAAGCAACCATGGCATCTACTACCAGCACACTCGCCGAGTTGAAGGAGATTGTGGCATACCATCATACAGAACTTGAGAAGGCTCAGTCAATCTTGCGTGATCGTGAGGACGGAATGAAGAAGCGTGTCATCGCAATTGAGACTCGTAAGGACTACAAGTATAGCTGGGAGAGGGCGGTTCACAGGGGATTGGTGGAGAATGTTATGAGCATTCTTAATGAGTGTGCTGACTATCTCTGCCATGATGAGGACGATCTTGGAGCTGAATTTGTGGCAGCAGCGAAGATTCGCTTTGGAAAGGAGGACACTCTTGAGCGAGAGGAGTTCTGTATCCTTGTCATCCAGTATCTCAAGAGCAATGGTTCTTTCGACTGCGAGGATGATCGAACATTTGATGATTTTGAGGACACTGCGGGTGGCTGCGATGAGGTAACACAGAATGCACTAATGTATCTTATCGAGAATCCTGACTGGACGCCTTCTGCGTAAAACAAAAATACAAAAAAAAAACTTATTTATTTTTGTATCGAGAGCTGTCTTTTCAAATTGATAGTAAAATTGAAACTGGAAACTAACAATGTAATATTCAACAAGTTAAATAAGAATGCCATCCAATCCCCATTCTAAGGATCGTAATTTTGGTGGAGATAGGAGTTGTGAAGTTGCCAACCCTAATGGCACTGGACAAAGAATTATCATCGAAGTAGAATGTCTACTATGTATTGAAGCAGACAATGAGATGTATACTAAATATGCTCATCCCATGGCACATTTAGAGGCACATACTCACGCAACCAGGGTTGCGGAGATGCTGGCAATCAAGGAAAAGACTACAGAAGATTATCTATCTTATTATACATTCCATTATGGAAGAGAATATATAAAAATATACAAAAATTTATATGATAAATACAAAAACGAATATAGTGGGATTGTTTTAGGAAGAACATATGCTAAAAATGATAAGATTTGTGACTATCATCAAGAATCTATAAGATATCATTATGAATAAAAAAAATTGAACAATAAACACTTACCTTTTTTACGTATACGCAACCATGGCATCCACTGACTCACTCGCGAAGTGGAAGGAGCTCGCAGCATACCATCGGGCAGAACTTGAAGAGGCTGAAGCACACATCAAGGAGCTAGAGAAGCCACCTGTTTTAGCAGAGCCTCTTCTTACACAAGCGGAGATGCGTAAGCGTGTTCTTGATATGCACAAGACTAAGACACTTGCGATTGCTTGGAAGAAAGTAGTGGAGAAGGGTGGTCTTGTAGAGAATGTTGAGGGACTTCTCAGAGAAACCTATCATCCTTTCTGCCATGAAATAGATATTGAATTCAAAAATGTACAAGAGCAGATCGGTGTAATAGGAAGCCTCAAGTGGCAGCTCTTTGTCCTCAAAGTAATTCAATATCTGAAGGAGAAGGACTCCTTTCAAGGCTATAAAGAGGGAGAGTTCAACAAGTTTGATGATACCGCAAATGGATGCGATGAGATTACATGGGATGCTGGATGCTATCTTCTCCAGAATCCTGACTGGACGCCTTCCGCGTAAAACAAAAATACAACAAAAATAACGTATTTATTTTTATTGATGCTTAAAATTTGAAATTATGGAAGCAATTTAAACTTTGTAGAAGAAACTACATACACAATGGCATCTAACGCATCCCACCTGTCTACGAAGGTTGGCGTCAAGAGCGGCGGCGCGCAGGGGTTAGCCGCTAAGAGCGGCATCAAGAGCGGCGTCAAGGGCAGTGATGTATACGATAGCACGGGGGATCCGCGTGTTGATCTCTCAGTCATGGCAGTTCGTGGCGTGTCAATTGAGACCATTAAGCCTCTCATGGAGGAGATTCTGGCTCGCGGCGCTCTTGACCAACAGATGTATGAAGACGCTTTCGTGCTTGCATTTCAGACCCGCAACATCCGTGGAGGTAAGGGAGAGCGCACGGCGAGCTACATGATGTTTGGCTATCTTCTCAAGTACACACCTGAGATGGTGAAGATGCTCGACCTGGTCCCTCAGTTCGGCTGCTGGCGCGACCTCTTTGAGTTCGCCTCAAACATCTTGGAGAAGGAGAGTCCTTGGTGTATTGCGACAAAGGAGGCGGTTCTTCGGATTGCCAAGGCACAGCTCATTGCGGATGTGATTACGCCCGATGACAAGCCCATTAGCCTCTGTGCGAAGTGGGCTCCTCGTGAATCTAAGGGTAATGACCTGGACCAGGCTCTCGCCAAGGAACTCGCAAATACGATGTTTCCACATATCACTAAGTTCAGCCAGCGTCTTCGTGCGTACCGCAAGATGCTCTCCAAGCTGAACGTCCGCATCAAGACGGTTGAGGTCAATATGTGCGGAGGTGATTGGACTTCAATTGAGCCCGCTCGTGTGCCTGGTCGTGCTCTTGACAAGTATCGTGCGGCATTTCTCAATGAGGCTGCCGGCACAAAGAAGGGACAGCGTGTTCAGAAGCATGTTATTCGTCGCCCTAATGATGAGGACCGTATGGAGTGCCGAGACCATTTCAAGGCACACTTTGCTGCCGCTGCGGCTGGAGAAGTGGTTGTTAAGGGCTCTGACACACTCTATCCTCACGAGGTAATCAAGAAGATTCTTGAGTCTTACCGCTACGATCAGTATTATGGTGAGAATGCTGATATCTCAGACGGAGAGCGCGACCTTATCCTGGGACAGTGGCGTGCGTTTGTAGAGAAGGCACGCTTGGGTGGAGCTCTGAGTAACTGCGTTGCCATGTGCGACTTCAGCGGCTCAATGGATGGTGTTCCAAAGATGGTGTCACTTGCTCTTGGTCTCTTGATTGCAGAGGTGAGCGGCACCAACAAGTTCCTCACCTTTGATACGGATCCAAAGTGGCACCAGATGAGTCGTGAGGATAATATCCTCGAGCGTGTAGGAAAGATTGGCGATATTGGTCAGGGTCTCAGCACAGACTTCCAGAAGGCAATGGACCTTGTCCTTGCGGATGTCAAGGCGCGGCGTCTGCGTCCTGATCAGCTTCCTAAGGACCTCATTGTCTTCACTGACATGGGCTTTGACAAGGCATGTGGCTCTGATGCGGGCATGTATCGCCATATTGTCAAGACGGCTCCTTGGCAGACCCACATTCAGATGATTCGTGAGGCGTGGCGACGTGCTGGAGAGGATATGTGGAACCAGCCTTTCGAGGCTCCTCGCATCGTCATCTGGAACCTGCGTGCTGAGTATAAGGACTTCCACGCGACATCTGACCAAGAGGGTGTCATCATGCTGAGTGGTTGGTCGCCGGCACTCTTTAAGGTGATTCAGGAGACTCGTGTTGAGGTCATGAGTCCCATGGCAGCTCTGCGTCTACAGCTTGATGACCCCATGTACAACGTAGTCCGTGAGCGTCTTCGTGCTCTGAATGCCTAAGACAAGAACAAAAAAAAAATTTGATTCGTCAAATCCCTAAATAGATTTGTAGGATGGTTATAACTTCTCTAAGATTTCTTAGGAGTCTGTAAAGAGTTATAACCATCCTACCCTAAGAGTTCTCACAGCAATCCATTATTAAATAAGAACTCTGTAATCAGGGCGGGTGTAAGGCGGTAGCCAGCTTTTTTAATGTCAAAATTTGAAACTTCTACGTGTTTACTAAACCTGTAGAAATGGCATATACTCGTGAGGTTCTTCATGATATGGGAAAGGAGTATTCTGAGGCTGTCACCGAGCATGAAATCAACATCTTTGTAAAGTATATCGGTCAGGGAATCCTAAAGCATGCTAGTATGGGTGCTAAGAAGATTAGCTTTCCTCTTCTTCATCGTTTGTTGCCTCTTTCGCACCTACCAAATGGAAATCTAAATCGTTATGACCCTGGTCCTATTCCATTTGCATATCTCCCTGAAATTCTAAAGAAACTAAAAGTCTTCTTTCCTGATACGGAATTTATTCCTGGTGATGAGATTCTCTGGATTAACTGGAGCTAAGATAAGCGTAAAAATTTGAAAATATACAGTTTTTTTTTGATTTAGTATAAATATCATGGCATCCACTAACCCTGACTTCATCTGCCCCATCACTGGAGAGATCATGCAGCGCCCTGTGATCGCATGCGGCGAGGGACACATCTTTGATGAGAGAGCCATCGCACAATGGGCATCTGCTCACGGCTCATGCCCTACCTGCCGCCAGCAGCTCGTTCCGCACTTCATTCTGAATCGTGCTCTGCTGCAGCAGATTACGGACTACCTCGCGGTGAATCCAATGCCTGTTCCGCCAAATCCTACACCTGCTTTCAAGGATGGCGCGGTTACATGTCGCGCAGACATGATGGAGGAGAGTGGCAAGACCTTTCTCCATGTACAGGTGGAGACGGATCCTCTTGGTCCTCGCCAGGGCACGGTCTATATTCTCGGTCTCGATAATTCAGGCTCTATGTCTGAGCTCGCAGATCCTGATTCCACAGAGTCACTCTTTACTCGCATGGACCTTGTCTATCACACGGTTAACACTGCAGCGGCGATGATGACTGAGTATGATAGTCTCGCGCTCGTCTCCTTTAGTGCGACTGCGAAGACCGTGATGGAGCCGACTCTCATGAATGCGGCGGGAAAGGCAAAGATGAAGATGATGCTCGCAACCATTCTGCCCGATGGCATGACCAACATTGATGCGGCGATTCGCGAGATGATGAGCATCGCCAATCGTCCTGAAATGGATGGTCGCAACATTGTCGCTGCTCTCCTAACAGATGGTGCTGAGACAGTCAAGCCGAGCCCCAGTGGAACGGTTGCTGCGCTTTCTCGCATCCAGATGCGGAACCAGTGGAACCTCTCCACCTTTGGCTTCGGCTATCAGCTAGACAGCCTGCTTCTTGCGAAGCTCGCAGAGATGGGCGGTGGCATCGATGGCTTCATTCCAGATGTCAGCATGGTGGGCACTGTCTTCATCAACTTCATCGCAACGGCAGCGACGACTGGCTGTCGTAATGCTGAGCTCTCTGTCAAGGTGAACGGCATTGAGTCAAAGATAAATACGGGTCTTCTCTCTATTGGACACCCTCGCGACTTCTACTTTCCAGTCATTGCTGGCTCTACACTGAGTGTCAGCGTAAATGGCTCTGCGCCTGTTGTTCCTGTTGGCGCGGCAAGTGATTTTGTCAAGACTCGCAAGCTCTATATGGACCTTCTTCAGATGGCTATTCAGTTCGCAGAGGCACGCAAGACAGATATTGCCGCCGATACCCTAGCTACTCTGGTGTCAAAGATGAGTAGCAGCACGTGCCCTCAGACACAGGCGCTTCTGCTAGATGTCAAGTCAGATGACTCGAGTGAGGGTCAGATTGGCATGGCTCCGCACCACTGGGCACGGTGGGGTGCTCACTATTCTCGCTCCTATCTGCGGACGGTTCTCCAGCGTGGCTGCCGTCTGAACTTCAAGGACCCTGGCAGTCTGGTCCATGGCAAGCACCATCTCTTTGAAGAGATTGTGGCACATGGTGAGGAGCAGTTTGTAAGCATTGTGCCTCCTGAGCCGACTGGCTATAAGCAGGGCATGACTCAGCAGCAGGTCGCCTCGGTTCGTCAGAATACAGGTGCTTACATTGCGAGTTCTTCGCGGGCTGCTTATAGCGGTGGCTGCTTCGCAGGACATGTGCGTATCCTCGCATGGGATCCTGCCGCACAAGTCTACTATCGCAAGCCTATTTCAGAGGTTCGTCCTGGTGAATTTGTCTGGACGATGCATGGCAAGGCAAAGGTCGAGGTCTTTGTCACCTGCGGTTCCAAGAATCCTCAGCAGATGATGAGCAGTGTTAAGGGCAAGGATGGTGTTTGTCTCCTGACGCCTTACCACCCCTACATGAACAAGGATGGTGCTTGGGTGACTGGTAGGGACACAGTGGGAGATGAGCCAATGACGATTAGCACTGTCTACAATCTGGTGCTGGATAAGGGTCACATTGTTGACATGGAGGGTGTCTTCTGCTGTACTCTAGCTCACGGCATGCGTGGACCCGTGATTGCGCATGACTTCTTTGGTACGAGTGCGGTTGTTAACGCAATGAAGAGGCTGCCTGATTTCCCGTGCCCTGTCTACAAGAATCTGGAGGTGCGTCGTGACCCTGTTTCAGGTCTCATCAATGACTGGTATGATGACATCTGAACTAATAAAATATACAAAGAGCAAGTAAGAATATAAAAAGATAAAAAATGGAAACCTTACTTTTTATTAATAGCTTCTGTGTTTACGTCTTTTTATCTTTTATTGTAATCTCTGGAAATGGTCCCTTTCGTCTAGGATTGGGAAACACATAGTCAGGATACTTTTTCATTAGCCCTTCAACATCGGCTTTTACACGCGCAAGGCGATTTCCGTCTTGGAGACCTCCTGGAGTTGTATAGATGGATGTCTTTGCAGCGACAAAATTAAGACGTACTACAACGCCATCCTCCTTGTAGAATAATAGACTGCGTTCGTAATCGTCCTTGGGTCCTGTAGTCACTGTGAGTTTTCGTTCATTCTTAAAATTAATATAGCCGAAGAAGTTTCCAATAATGAATTTAAGATCATAGTTCACAGTATCTTTCATGAAAAATCCGTTAGCACTTGGATAAAGACCCCAGAGATTTGCTTTTTTTGCCGTACATTCCTTGAAGCCGCGTTCAATCACTGATTTCAGGCTGATAAGCTCCTTTTCGTGGCGCTTTTTGCTCTTATCAAACTCAATGAAACCTCTGATATCATCATCGCAACTGACAATTTTCTTTCCCTTAGGAAAGTAGCTAGAGATAAAATTGCGCACGGCGGCAAGTCCTGGAACACCTATTACTAGATGACCATATGTAGAAGGGTCAAGCGATTCCTTGTAGATGTCATGTTCTTCCTTATTCGCAACAAATACATAGATTTTTTCTTTGGGTATTTTATATTTGTGTAGAGTTGTGAGTGTTTTTTCTTTGAGTATCTCAGCTCTTTTGTAGGAGGGAATTGCGATGATATAGTCAGGGCTTTTTAATTTACGTGTCTTTCCTGCCATCTAGAAGATATGAAGAATTTACCAGCGCTGTCCACAATGTCCACTGTGACCACCAGGACAGTACTCTTCCTGTTTGAAACCAGTTTCATGACGACAACAGTCTCCATGACTGTCTTTAGCCGTAGAGAGTTTCTGACCTGTGCTAGGGTCATAATAGGGACTACAGTATTTGAGACCACATTGCCAGCACCATGAGCGACCACATCCCGCACCCTTGACAAAGGTTCCCTTTGTTTCAAGTCCACAGGCAAAAATATAATCGCATGCTGCATCTTTCAGACACCAACGCTGACACCAGGGGCACTGCTTCGCGTCACCACTTTTCTTAGTCATTCTACATCAGAATCCGGAAAACTCACAAGCTTCTGCTCGCGTGAATCATAGCGTCCAAGATACTTTCCAATTGAACCATCCTTTGGTTTCTCGTAGATCTTATCCTTTGTTGAATCGTACCAATATGACTTATCTGCTATTGTCTTTGATACTAGTTGAATCTTAATGACCTCAATCGCTTCAAGAGTGGGCTCAGGTGATTCAACTGCCTTGGCTACTTTTGCTACAGGTGCCAAGGGCGTCTTCTTCACAACTTTCTTTGGCTTGGGCGATGGGTTATTAACGACAGGAGTGGTACTAGTAAGAGCGGGAGCCACGGGGGTCTCTGCGGGGGTCGCTGCGGCAGGAGAAACCACGGTCCCATTTTTCTTAGGACGTCCTTTCTTTTTAACCTCTGGCATTGGAACAGTTGGCACAGCCTTCATCTCTACGTCTCCCCTCGCAATTCTTTGAGCCTTTTCTGCCTTGGCAATTTCATTGATATTTGGCATATTTCCTTCAAGTGCCGCAAATTTCAAATATCGAGGTGAACCAAAGAGCCAACAATTATCAATATACGGATCATCTATTTTCCCAAGAAAGTGACTCTGTTGATTCTTTAGTACAAATGCAACTTTCCGTTTTTCAATACACGAATCACAAAGTTCATCCTGTGTGGCAATCTCTCCACATCGCCTCTCTGTGAAATATCCACTCTTTATCGGAAATGGAATCTCCTTCTTTTCTTTGGTATAACGTCCTTTACACTGCATGAGTTTATGCTCATAGAGTATACAGGAAATGCGACTCAAATTTGAACCTAGTTTTACTATTTCTATTTTATAATACAATGACGTTCTTTCTTCCGTACGATAAAAATAGCAAGATGACGAATATGCTTGTATACTATTATAGTTTTGGTATTGCACTTCTTCTGCTCGGCGGTGCTCTTTCTCTGTCAAATCTGATTATGATAGGATTTGTAATTATTCTGATGACATTCTGTGTAAATATGACAATTTCATCGGGAGAAATCACTTATGAGCAGGAATACGGACATTTCCCAAAGTCTCGTGGAAACTCTCTCGCTCAAGAGGAGCTCGCAGTTCCGTAATGCGCCAGTTTCCTCGCAGATGGATCAGTGACTCCAGGTGACCAGCGCGGCATCCAGAAGGCAGGAATTACCATCTCAATCGATTCTGTGCCATAGAAAGATTCGTAGAGAGTTCTGTAGAAATACGCTTCCGCAGTTGTCGGCATCAGATACGTCATATTGAGTGCTTGCATCTTCCAATCACTGGGCAAACACGGTTCAACACGTTCTTGAATCTCCTCAAACCAACTTTTTTCTTTGCTACTTACACCATCACTGAATGCCTCTTTTTGCCGCCACAGTACTTCATTCGGCAAAAGTTGTGTACCTTCAAACGCCTTCCGCAGAATCCACTTCTCCACTTGCTTATTTTTAATAGGACGCCGCCAAACGCTTGAAACAGACCTCGCAACAGCAACGAACTGTTTATCTAAGAAAGGGGTCCTCGGCTCAAGTCCATGTGAACTAATAGTCCTGTCACTCCGTAATACATCATAGTAATGAATCTCCTTAAGAACTCTATCTACTTCCTGTTCAAAAGCCTGTTCACTTGGTGCCTTATAAAAATAGAGATAGGAACCAAAGACTTCATCACTTCCGTCTCCGTTAAAGACAACTTTACAATCTGTTTGCTCACGAATGGCACGAGCAACAAGCCAGTTTCCAACGCTTGCGCGCACAGTAGTAATATCATACGATTCTATATCTTGTATAACATGAGGAATTGCCGCAAAGAAATCATCTGCGGTCAGTACAACTTCTGTGTGATCAGAACCAATATGCTTCGCAACCATTTTTGCATAAAAAAGGTCTGTACTACCAGGCATACCGATGCTAAAAGTTTTCAATGATGGGAGTCCCAAAGCCTTTAAATTTTTCTGTACAAGGGCTGCGATTAGACTACTGTCAATACCTCCACTTAGCAAAGCAGCACACGGTCTCTCCGTCATAAGACGCTTCTTTACGGCATCTTCAAGCGCAAAACGAACGGCTCCAGTCGCAAGGACTAGACCATCAGGACTTACAGGGCTATAAGAAGGATTTTTCAACCAAGGACTCTGATGATACTGTGCCATGTAAAAGTTCGACGCATCGGAACCCTTTACAGAGCCCCAGTGACCTGGAGTGAATTGCATGACATTTTTATGAGAGGAAGGTACAGCTTTACGCTCACTTGCAAGCACAAGACTATTTGTAGAATAGCCATACATATTGAGTTTTAATGTAAGCGCACTAAAGTCCTTAATTCCTGATAGACTAACGTCTTTACTTGATGACCATGCTGCAAAAAGTGGACGAACTCCATAAGGGTCCCGACCCCAGAGTAAGAGGTCATTTGCCTCATCATAAAGAATAATCGCAAATACACCATCAAGAGAGCGGAAAAATGATTCAGGTGAATCTCGGTGAGCCTCATATAGTGGACCAAGAACCTCACAATCTGAACCCGAGGGCATAGGAATACCATATTCTTTGGAGAGTGCCTTCGCATTATAGATTTCTCCATTACAAATCCATGTAATTCCGTTTCGGGTAAACGGCTGCATCCCCTTTGGATTCAAACCATTAATTGCGAGACGAGTAAAACCGAATGTGCCACAGGACTTTTTAAGAATCGCAGTCGTTTCAGGTCCACGATTCTTTAGCTTGGCAACACATTCCTCAATGTCCGGACATTGTTTACCAATGCAGGCAAAGATGCCACACATTTCTTCTTTCTAGATAACTGAATTTCAGGCTTTTAGATAGAACGCATGGACTTCAGCCAATACATCAAAAATATACAGTCTGGTACTCAGTGGATTAACTATCAGGCTCAGGTGCTAACACCGCAGAGAGGTTATGGAAATACGACTCCGCTTAGTACATTGACAACTGCGATATACAAGTATACAGATTATGAGCAACGCGATCTGATTGCGCAAGGACGATTTTATCTAAGCACGGTAAATGTCTATACAACGAATGCTCAGTAGGGCTAGTATGGTGCTGTATAAGACAAAGGCGGAGCGTGTTCAAGAAGCAGTAACACTTTTAATGAAACTAAAAGAACTTGGTATAGTCGTATCTGACCCCGGCTATAAACAGGCAAAGGCATTCTTAGATACATGGATTAAGGACGGTGAGGAGGCGACACATGAATTCTGGTTTGCGCGATATGGGCGAAAGGCGGTGATTGACCTACCCAAGCGTGTTGAAAGGGCGGCAACATTGAAACTACTTGCGCCTGTTGAAGAGGCAGAGGCAGAGGCAGACGCGTGAATCCTTAATAGAAAAACTCATTTATCATAGACAAGAGTCGCTGATGAATGCGGGTAATGTAACAAGTGAAGGACCCCTTTATGAACTCATTTCACGAGGCAATAAGGATGTCTACTTTATCTCAGATGATGCGACTGCGCTTTTTCCATATGATAATCGATATGAACCGCAGCCAGCACTCATTCACGAACTTCGTCGTATTCCGCCCCTTCAAGCCACTGAGTTTGGTCGCTCCATTGAATTTCAATTTGAAATCGCAGGAGATGTTGTTATTGAGCCGACACTGGTGATTGACCTTCCTACATGGCTTCCTGAAGCACAGGCTGCTCTTAATGGTAGCTCAGTCATTACTGATCTATCAGGAGTCTCCTATGGATATACACGCGGTATTGGGTATTTTCTCTTTGAAAAGATTCAGTTTTTCCAGGACCGACTCCTTTTACAGGAATGGAGTGGAGATGAACTCTTTGCAATCACTCGTAGTCGTGGCTCACTTGGTTCAGCCTTTTTGGAAAATGCGCTAACAGGAGTTCACAGTGGCTCAGACCTGGCGATTCAACGAAATGCGACACCTGGTCGTCTGCGCCTCGCTTTACCACTTGTAGGATGTCAGAGTGCAGATGATGGTGGATTTCCGCGAATTTGTGCTACAGAGCAGGCGTTTCGTGTGCGATGTGTTCTGCGAAAACTGGAGGACCTTGTGGAAGCATCAGATGGACGGGCAAAGCCGACGCCTTGGAGTAAAGACTTTCAAATACAAACAAGTG